ACCTCAGGCACAGCGATATTCTGGAGTTCATACATACTCCCCGTGCAGAACTTCCTTGGGTCAAAAGATGCATTAACCTCACCCCTAAAGACTGGGAAGCAGCAACTCCAGAAGTTAAATCCGCCGTCCTTAAAGGAATTGCCAAAGGAGACATTTGGCTTGCCAAAATAAAACACGATCAACATGGAAATAGAATCTTTTCGAACGTTTGTTTGGAAGTCTTCATCGGATCACGTTCCACATGTCTGCTTCAACACATCAACTTGGGAGCTTGTGAAATTGGAGGACTCCGTTCAGCTTTCGCTGAAGGTATGTCCTCGTTGTGCGAACTCCACGGTCAGACAGGTGTTGGATCTAGTGGGGAATATAAATCGCCCGAAGAGGATCGCCAAGTCGGACTTGGATTTCTTGGACTAGCAAACTTTTTAAGACAAAACAAAATTACTTACGCCCAGTTTGGCGACTCACTTGAATCTATTAATAAAGGAGAGTGGGTTGAAGGGACCAGTGGTATCGCAGCACGGGAACTTTACTTGGGCATACAAAAGGCTGCGTCTATTGCAAATCAGTACGAGATGGATAGAGCATTCGCCATAGCTCCAACTGCATCTTGTTCATACAGAAGTAAAGATCTCGAAGGCTTCACGTCAACTCCAGAGATCGCACCACCTATCGCTAGAACAGTAGACAGGGATTCAGGTACATTCGGGGTACAACAATATGAATATGGTGACGTAGAAATCGCATCCGAAGTTGGATGGGATGCATACAAGAAAGTAGCTGATCAGATAATGATCATGCTAGAGAAAACAGGATTGCTCCATGGCTACAGCTTCAATTCTTGGAGTGATGTAGTGACTTACGATGAAGCATTTATAGACGAGTGGCTAGATAGTCCACAGACGTCTCTCTATTATTCCCTGCAAGTCATGTCCGACGTACAGGATAAGTCAGATGCTTATGCTGCCTTAGACCAAGACGATGTTGATAGTTACCTCGCAGACATAATGAGTACCCCAGAAGAAATTACCTGTGACTGTCAACAATGAACCCGTATGAAAAGTTACTCGCAAGAAAGAGGACTTGGACTCCTGTCAAAACTACAGGAGGAACACTTAAAGAAGGAGCTGAAGAGACCATCTACCGCGCTTTGGCAATTCGCCATATGGAATTACCAGTGGGGGATTTTATCTCTGAATCTCTTGAGAAGGATGTACCGAATGACGCACGCATACTTCTAGAATCTAACGTCCAAGACGAGGTCAAGCACGACCTCGCACTTGGTTATATCACTGACGCTATAGGCGTAGATGATAAGTCCGAACGAGAAGCTCTGTTGTTAAGAGCTGCTTGGGAGGGACACCCTGACCACATGATTACAAAAGCATTGGTGATTGAACGTGCAATATTTTTCGTACTTCTTCCCTTCTTTCGTTTTAACGGCGATGCTGGTCTTAGGACTGTCAGCGCCGACATCAGCAGAGACGAACAAATACACGTTGCCACTAATTCTCTCGTTTGTGCTGCTATGGGTCTACGCCCTAGTGGTTCTCTGGACAAACTTAGGAAAGCCACAATTAACTGGATTCTTGAACCCTTAACAGAGAATACAAGCGATAAATATTTAGACAAAAAATTTTGGCTAGATGCAAGTGATCGGCTGATGTACGAGGGGAAAGCCCCACAATTTAACGAGACAAAACGAGGCAGAATGCCTTCTTTCTTTGAACATGACAACCGGAATCTCCCTCAGTACGCTTAAGCTCCACAACGATAGGTTGGATGAGCTAATAGATAAGCTTGAGGAAAACTTTGGTTGGAAACCTATCCATCCCAAAGAAGACGTACAAGTAATTATGTACCGCGCTGGTCAAGCCAGCGTCATTGAATATATAAGATCCATTATGGACGAGGAAATTTAATGTGCTTATTTAAGTCACCATCTCCACCGCCACCACCACCTTTAGCACCAGCACCACCACCACCTGAGCCACCAAGAGCACCTTTACCTTCACCTGATCCTTTAGTTACAGATGTAAATCCACAGGTAAAGAGAGCACGTAGTAAGAAGGATAAGAATCCAATGACTAAAGGTACAGGTGCTTTAAGAATCAAGTTAGGAAGCAATGTAAACACTGGTTCTAACACAACACCTGGAGTAAATACATGAACGCACGTGAGAGATACAATCAACTGGTCACAGATCGACGTCAATTCCTAGACAAAGCCGTTGAATGTTCGAAGCTCACGTTACCTTATTTAATTCAAGACGATACATCTTCAAGACCTAGACATGAAAGTTTAACTGTACCTTGGCAGTCAGTGGGAGCTAAGTGTTGTGTAGCGTTAGCAGCAAAGCTAATGCTTGCAACTCTCCCTCCCCAGACCAGCTTCTTTAAGCTACAGGTAAGAGACGATAAGCTAGGTGAAGATATACCAGCAGAAGCAAGGAGTGAATTAGATCTTTCTTTCTCCAAGATGGAGCGCATGGTCATGGACTATATCGCTGCATCAAATGACAGAGTAGTTATCCATCAAGCACTAAAACATTTAATTGTTGGTGGTAATGCTCTGTTATTTATGGGTAAGGATGGGATAAAGAACTACCCACTTAATAGGTATGCCGTCAATAGAGATGGAAACGGTAACGTCCTAGAAATAGTTACAAAGGAATTGATACATAAGGATGTTCTCGGCTTTGACCTTCCAGTCCCAGTCCCGAACACCGCAATCGATGAGTCTCAAGGTGCAGCATCCGATGATGTCGAGGTTTACACGTACGTGAAACTAGATAACGGCAGATGGGTATGGCATCAAGAGGTACTCGATAAGATAATCCCAGAGACAAGAAGCTCAGCTCCAAAGAACGCAAGCCCATGGCTCGTTCTTACTTTTAATGAGGTTGACGGAGAGCAATACGGACGTGGTCGAGTGGAAGAATTCCTCGGCGACCTGAAATCATTAGAAGGATTATCACAAGCTCTAGTTGAAGGAGCAGCAGCAGCAAGTAAGGTCATCTTCCTTGTCTCACCTAGCTCAACAACTAAGCCAGCAACCATAGCTAAAGCAGCTAATGGTGCAATCGTTCAAGGAAGGGCAGAGGACGTACAGGTAGTACAGGTAGGTAAGACTGCCGACTTCTCAACGGCTGCAAATGTGGCTCAAGGTATTGAGAAGAGATTACTAGAAGCCTTCCTTGTTATGAATGTAAGGAATGCAGAAAGAGTTACAGCCGAAGAGGTTCGCATCACACAGATGGAACTTGAACAACAACTCGGTGGAATCTTCTCATTACTTACTGTCTCTTTCCTCATACCATATTTAAATAGAACTCTATTGGTCTTACAAAGATCAAATGAAATTCCAAAGCTACCTAAAGATTTAGTACGCCCCAAGATTGTTGCGGGTGTTAATGCATTAGGTCGTGGTCAGGACAGAGAGAGTTTAAATATGTTTATAGCAACCATTGCTCAGACTCTAGGTCCAGAAGCATTGATGAGATACATAAATCCAGAAGAAGCTATCAAACGATTGGCTGCTGCACAGGGTATAGATGTATTAAATCTAGTGAAGACTCAAGAGCAGATGGAAGAGGAGAAGGAAGAGGCTATGAACAATCAACAGAGTCAAACCTTACTGGAACAAGCTGGTCAGTTTGCTAATTCAAAACTAGCTGACAGTGAGAACATGCAAGGAATGCAAGAACAAGCACCACCACCTACGGAGTAAATGGCAGAGACATTATCGTATGACAATACCCCTGACACAGAAGTCCTAACCGATGAGGAACAGGATTCTCTGGCAGTGGGTGAAGAGCTTCAAGCTCAACAAGAACAACTACTAGCAGGTAAGTATAAGAATGCTGAAGATCTTGAGTCGGCTTACCTCGAACTACAAAAGAAACTAGGTAGCGATGACGAAGGAGAAGACAGCGAAGGAGAAGAAGAAGGAGAAGGAGATTATGAGGAGGTACCTGATGAAGCTCCTGCAGTCAGTCTGATTAATGAAGCTTCAGAAGAGTACTATGCAAATGATGGAGAGCTAAGTCCTGAGACTATAGAAAAGTTCTCAAGTATGAGTAGTCAGGATTTGGTTAATGCTTATCTAGAAATTCAAAGGAACAATCCACAAGCTCAGCAGAATCAAGCAGTTGAATTAAGTGATGCAAGTGTTAATGAAGTACAAAATGCTGCTGGTGGACAACGAGCTTATGACGAATTAACTTCATGGGCTGCTGATAATCTACCTGACCAAGAGATAGATGCTTTCGACAACCTAATAGATAGTGGCAATGTACCTGCTATCAAGATGGGACTAACAGCTTTGCAATCTAAGTACAACGAAGCTAATGGATATGAAGGTCGGATGTTACAAGGTAAACAACCAGCAGCATCAGGTCAGGTATTCAGAAGTCAAGCAGAATTAGTAGCCGCTATGGGTGATCCTCGTTACGACAATGATCCTGCTTACAGACAAGATGTTATTCAAAGACTAGACAACTCAGATCTTAATTTCTAATGGCAAAAAAACTAAACTCACCACCAAAGAGACCTTGTCCTTCCGGCTTCGTTAGGAACTCGAAAGGTCAGTGTGTACAGAAAGGAGTAGGTCCAGGCTATAAGCCGTAGGGATTCATGGCGACCTGAACTTTCATCATCGCCTATCACCTACTTTGAATTCAATGACAACTACTACCGAATACGGTAAGCAGAACATCTTCGCAAAAGAACCACCGATACAACTTATGGAAAACCATAACCACGAAGGCGATCCTATGCACATCGCTGAAGAGCTTAATGGAAGAGTAGCAATGCTCGGCATCATTGCAGCTCTAGGTGCATACCTAACAACAGGACAAATTATCCCTGGCATTTTTTAAATGACAACAGCCACATTAACTAAACCTACAAACTGGAATAGCTTTTGTGACTGGGTTACTAGCACCAACAACCGCCTCTACTTGGGGTGGTTCGGTGTCTTAATGATTCCCGCACTCTTAACAGCAACTACTTGTTTCTTAATAGCATTCGTAGCTGCCCCACCTGTAGATATTGATGGAATACGTGAACCAGTTGCAGGCTCACTACTCTATGGAAACAACATCATCTCGGGGGCAATCGTACCCAGCTCAAACGCAATCGGTCTCCACTTCTATCCCATCTGGGAAGCAGCCAATCTCGATGAATGGCTTTACAACGGTGGACCCTACCAGCTCATCGTCTTCCACTTTCTTATCGGTATC